GCAAAAGGTGATGACTGTTATGTGAAGTGGGGTGCGAGTGCGTATTCCGAGAAACGACAACGTGGTGATCAACTTGTCAAAGTTGATGGCCCCGATTTAACAATGTATCTGTTGAAAAAATGAAAACTGTTGATCAAAATGCTCAAATGCTGATGGACAAGATGCGCCGCAAGGCGGAAGGTCGCGCCACCGCAAAATGGCAGAACGCTGCCGATGTGGACTGGGATGACCTGGAGCATTTCGTTGACAACTGCAAACGGCGCCTCGACAGGGATTCGTTTGACACGGCGATCAAAGTGCTACAGGCACTGAAGGATCAGGTCCTGACCCGAAAACCGTAAGGTTGACATTAAATGGGTTTTCTGATATAATTGATACTTCAATCGAAACAAGGACTTAAATGATTACGAATCTCGCTCAATTCATCGTGCGCTGCGAAGTGTCAACAAACGAACAAATCTATGAAATGTTTGAGTTTGAATGTGCTGATAAGGTCCGTGACGATGTGTATTTCCTTGCTGATCCAGAAAGCCCGGAACCTTTCCGTAGCGCAATGCACAATATCGGATTCACTGAATATTGACAGTAAATGGGTTTTCTGATATAATTGACACTTCAATCGAAACAAGGACAATAAATGGCAACAGTTCGTATTCTCAATGGCTCTTATCGCAATCAACCTGTCACGGACCAAACATTCACATTGGTGAAGGGTTTTCAGACAGGTAAGACTGGTAGTTGGGTCACTGTCAAAAACGAAGGTCAGTTCCCGCAGATCGCTATCGACCAGATCAAGATCAAGGTCGGCAACATCAAGGAACTTGCGTTCAACGGCACCTCTGTCGCTGACGAAATTGAAGATCATATTGAATTGGCCCCGGCTAAGCATGTCAAAGAAGAAACTGACTTGGCAGCAATGGACCGTATCGCCGCGCGTTTCTCTGTGCTTGATGAAATGTCCAAGGCAGCTATCAACGGCGACATTCGCGCAATGATCGTCTCGGGCCCTCCGGGCGTAGGTAAGTCTTTCGGCGTCGAAACTCAACTGAACAAGGCGATCATGTTTGATCAGATCGCCGGCAAGAAGGTCCGTTTCAACATCGTCAAGGGCGCTATGACTGCGCTTGGTCTTTACGCTCAACTTTACAAGTATTCTGATGCCAAGAATGTTCTGGTCTTCGATGACTGCGACTCTGTTTTCGGCGATGAACTGGCCCTGAACATTCTCAAGGCTGCTCTGGACTCTGGCAAGCATCGCAAAATCTGCTGGAACTCTGATTCGCGTCTGTTGCGCGAAGAAGGTATCCCGAACGAATTCAAGTTTTCTGGCTCTGCTATCTTCATCACCAATTTGAAGTTCTCCAGCGTCAAGTCCAAGAAGTTGCAGGATCACTTGGAAGCGCTCCAATCGCGTTGTCACTTTCTGGACCTGACTATCAACTCGACACGCGACAAGTTTCTGCGTATCAAGCAGGTGCATCGTGACGCCGATGGTGGTTTGTTCGCTGACTACGACTTCGAAGGCGACGAGGCTGAACAGATCATCCAATACATGGAAGAAAATCAGGCCAAGCTGCGCGAAATCTCGATGCGCTGCTGCTTGAAAATCGCTGACTTGATTAAGATCAGCCCGACAAACTGGCGCAATCTTGCTGCTGTGACTATCTGCAAAGAATAATTTGGAATATAAACTTAGGAGCCCTCTGATACAGGGACATATTAAATGACGCTACCCAATATACGCGACAGCCCTGCTTCATCCGGCTGATCACCGTAGTAAATTAATATATGATATAATAGATAATGAGAAAAGAAAGAGGACCCATTCGGTCCTCTTTCGCCGGCTACCTAAAAAGGGTGTGGTAATTGTGTATCACCCAAACAGCCCCGACGAATACCAGAGTTACCACGACTGACATTGCGTATACCAGCACCTTATGATTTTTAAAAGTTTCCCGGTGCTCTTTGAAATCTCTTTTGTGATCATGTATCTCACCACTGAGAGCATTTAGTGCCATGGTGTTAACACTGAGGTTAAGTGCCATGGCACTCAGAACTAAAAGGTTGGCTCTCTTTCCCTGATCAGGTTCTTCGGCTATCAGCGCATGGAGTGATTCATCAATGTGGTCTGTTGCTTCGTGAATTTTCATGCACCTGCCCCTTTCAAATATTTATATATTACGGGCAAATCAAAATCATCTACTATTATGTTTCCTTTACTCTTGCTTTTTCCGATCAAGGAGTGTATACTTACTGAATGACAAAAAAATGTATCATACATATTGCCGACGAAGTAAACATTAAACTATCAGGTTTGGAATTGGGTGAGCGCAAGGCCCTGATGAAGTTATTTTCCTTTGAGGTGCCAGGAGCGCGATATCTGCCAAGTGTCCGATTGGGACGTTGGGACGGTAAGGTCAGCTTCTTTTCTCTGGGAGGCTCCAGTTACATCAATCTGCTTGAGGAAATCATCCCGGTAGTTGATCGTGCAGGATACGACATTGAATTAGATGATACCAGGGACTATCTGACCTCGTTCACATTCGACATGGTCAAAGAGGATACATACAGCGCGACTCTCTGGCCCAAGGGGCATCCGGTTGAAGGCACACCGATTATACTGCGTGACTATCAAGTAGAAATCATCAACGACTTCCTGGCGAATCCGCAATGTCTCCAGGAGATTGCCACAGGGGCTGGCAAGACGCTGATGACCGCATCAATGAGCAAGAGTGTTGAACAATACGGCAGATCAATCGTCATCGTCCCGAACATCAGCCTTGTTACTCAAACAGAATCAGACTACATCAACATGGGACTTGACGTTGGGGTATACTTCGGCGGCAGAAAAGAGATAGGCAAAACGCATACGATCTGCACCTGGCAATCATTAAATGTGTTACTTAAGAATACTAAAGCAGGTACCGGCGAAACAACTATCGGCGAATTCCTCGAAGGTGTTATCTGCGTCATCGTTGACGAGGTCCATCAAGCTAAAGCAGATGCGCTGAAAACATTGTTGACTGGTGTCATGGCCAAAATACCAATCAGATGGGGACTGACAGGAACTATTCCTAAAGCGAAGTTTGAGTCTCAGGCCCTACTAGTCAGCCTTGGTCCGGTGATCAGCAAGCTGGCAGCAAGCACTCTGCAAGATCAAGGTGTTCTGGCAAATTGTCATGTGAACATCATTCAGCTACAAGACAAGGTAGAGTTCAAAGAGTATCAGACTGAATTGAAGTATCTGGTCAGCAACGATGAACGCATGACTGCGATTGCCGCAGAAATTAGCAAAGTAAATCGAACCGGTAATACTCTGGTCCTTGTTGACCGCATTGAAGCAGGTGACATTCTGTTATCTAAACTGGTCAACTATAACACGCTCAAAGATGATGTAGTATTCGTCAGCGGCGGCACCAAGTCAACTACGCGCACCGCACAATACGAAGATGTGGCCACAGCAACGAACAAGATCATCATTGCCACATATGGCGTTGCTGCTGTGGGTATCAACATTCCTCGACTGTTCAATGTTGTGCTGATCGAACCGGGCAAGTCTTTTGTCCGGACCATTCAGAGTATCGGGCGAGGATTGCGTATGGCTTCGGACAAGGACTTCGTTCAGATTACTGACATAACCAGTAGTTGTAAGTTCTCCAAACGCCATCTGACACAACGAAAGACATTCTACAAAGAAGCAAACTACCCATTCGATGTCCTCAAGGTCAATTACAAATAACTTGACTTTCACTTCCTTTAATGCTATAATAAACAATGTTCATACTAACCCTTGATAATAATACCAGATACAATCTTGAAACTCTGCCCGAAGAGATAGATGATTTAAGATTCGCAATTCTGGATAACAGCAATCCTCTCAATGTAGATTACCATTACATTCCGTTGATTTTTCTGGAATCGTTTAACTCACCTGCTCTGGTGTTGAAGATAGGTAAGAATATCGTGAAGATGCCAGTTGATTGGCAGATCATCATCGGCGAAAAGGAACACGGTGACTTGGAGACGCTGCCGCTGACAAGTATCAATGACCGTGGATTCAACGCATTTGAGTTCAACCCGTTATCTTCATTCTCACCGACATTTCTGCCAATTGAAATCGTTGACATTTACAATGATGTGACATGGTATGCTCCGCGATTGAAGAATGGACAGTTTCTATGTGTTCCATTAGAAGACGGACCTAAACCGAAGTGTGTTTACTTTGTTAAAGAAGTCTCGCGTAACTGCGAGGTTATTGACTATGGGCAGTGCTTCTAATGGCAACGAGAAAAGCAAAAGTAGAAATTCCGACTGACGAGAAGTTAGCAGACACCGATGTTGATCTGTTCGGAATCCTTGGGGCTATTGACAAGAAGGACTACGGATATTACGAACGGCTAAGTGAAGTTCAACAAAAGAAGGTTGCGCTGTTCATTCTCGTTCATTGGACCTCTGCGGTCAAAGCATCAGCCGAAGTTCAAGGCTACTATCTACGCTCAGTTGATTTTCATGCGAACAAGTATCTGTTCAATGAGAATGTGATGCGTCACCCGAAGTTGATCTGGCTGATGCTATGTGCTAGTTCACCGGGTATGGGTAAGTTCCAACATCAGTGGATTCCTCATATTAAACCTAAGGTGTCATCATTAATCGAAGATGCGAATCTTGCTGACATGAAAAAGTATTATGCCAAGATATATCCCCGAGCAGGGACCGCGGCAGTTGATGAAATATCAAAAGAGTTTGTCCGTGATCAACGGCGCAAACGCCATCTTGCCTCAGTTTATCCTAACATGAAACTGGTTGACATTGAACAACTTAGTCAACTTATCACTGATGAACAAATCGCCCAATACGAGTCCGACCGAGGAAACTAAGCCGGTCTTCTCTTGCGAGTTCTGTCGCAGAGTGTTCCTACGCGAGAAAACAATCTTCACACATATCTGCGAGGGCAAGCATCGTTGGTCAGAGAAAGACAAGCAAGGCCCGCGCATAGGCTTTCAAGCATGGCTTCAGTTCTATGCGAAGAACTCCATGAGCAAGAAGAATCGAACACCGGAAGAGTTTATCAAAAGCGCATACTACACGGCGTTCATCAAGTTCGGCACATACTGCGCCGGATCGAATGTTGTCAATGTAAGTAGATACACTGACTGGCTGTTGAAAGAACAGGTGCGAATTGACAGTTGGAATCAAGACTCCAATTATACCAAATTCCTTGTTGAATATATTCGGGTTGAGGATCCGATGGATGCGATTGCCCGAAGTATAGAGACAACGATCAAAATGTCTGAAACCGAGAAGATTCAACCGTCTGACCTTTTGCGGTATGGGAACCCGAATAAGATATGCTATCAAATCACGCTTGGAAAGATAAGTCCCTGGATGTTGTATCAATCAGACAGTGGAACCGAATTCCTCTCGACATTAAATCAGGATCATGTTACAATGATACTTGATTATATAAACCCGGAACAATGGGCAATTAAATTTAAACGCGACCCTGAAACTGCTTTAACGGTGAAGGGGTTGTTACAACAAGCAGGTTACTGATGAACTCCAGAGAACGCAGACAAATTGAGAGACGGTTCAAACAGAAAGTCACCTTCAAATATCAGTCATACGT